ATACAAGAAACACTTATCAAAAGTGCCGCTGACTTGATCTCAGAAGAAACTCCAAACTATCAGTATGTTGCTGGCAGACTAATTAACTATCATCTACGCAAACAAGTGTACGGGGACTATGCACCTTGGCCGTTGTTGAAATTGGTAGAACACAATGTTGAAAGTGGTTTTTACGATCGCGGCCTATTAGAAGCATACGATACAGATGAGTGGGAGAAATTAGATAGTTATATCAAACATGAGCGTGATGAAACATTCACCTATGTTGCTATGGAACAATGGCGCGGCAAGTACCTTGTACAAAATCGTGTTACTGGTGAGATGTTCGAAACACCACAAATGGCTTACATGTTAATAGCCGCGACACTATTCCAAGACTACCCTAAAGATATTAGACTCAAATGGGTGCATGATTACTATGACGCAATCAGTAACTTTGATGTAAGTTTGCCTACACCAGTTATGGCAGGTGTACGCACACCACAAAAACAGTTTAGCAGTTGTGTGCTAATTGAAACAGACGACAGTTTAGACAGTATTAATGCAACAGCCGCGAGTATCGTTAAGTACGTGTCACAAAAAGCAGGCATTGGCATTGGTGCAGGACGTATACGTGCATTGGGCGCACCTATACGCAAAGGAGATGCTTTTCACACAGGTGTAACTCCTTTTTACAAGTTATTCCAATCTGCTACACGTAGTTGTAGTCAGGGCGGTGTAAGAAATGGTGCCGCAACACTTTATTATCCAATATGGCACTATGAAATCGAAGACCTCTTGGTTCTTAAAAACAACAAAGGCACAGAGGATAATCGTGTGCGTCAAATGGACTATGGCGTACAATTTAATAAGTTAATGTATGAAAGACTAATCACAAATGGAGACATCACTGTGTTTAGTCCGCATGATGTACCAGAGATGTATGAAGCGTTTTTCAATGATCAAGACAAATTCAAAGAGCTGTACGAGAGAGCAGAACGCAATACCAAACTGAGGAAGAAGACCTACAAGGCAGCAGATCTGTTTAGTAGGTTTATGCAGGAACGCAAAGACACTGGAAGAATTTATTTACAGAACGTGGATCACGCTAATACGCACTCACCGTTCGATGAAAAGATCGCGCCTGTGAAGATGAGTAACCTTTGCGCAGAGATAGATTTACCAACTGTACCATTGAACGATGTCAATGACGAGGATGGTAGGATCGCCCTGTGTACTTTATCAGCGATCAATTGGGGCAATGTAAAAAGCCCACATGACTTTGAGAAAATGTGCAAGTTGGCAGTACGAGGCCTAGATGCACTGTTGAGTTACCAAGGTTACCCAATCAAAGCCGCACGTAAAGCAACAGAAGAGTTTAGACCTTTAGGTATAGGCATCATTAACTTTGCTTATTTCTTGGCTAAAAATGATGTAAGTTATAGTGACCCAGAGGCATTGCCACTGGTAGATGAGTACGCAGAAGCCTGGTCTTATTATTTGATCAAGGCTTCTGCAGACTTAGCAGAAGAACAAGGCGCATGTACCAGATGGAATGATTTGAAATCTGCGCAAGGTCGATTGCCCATTGATACGTATAAGCAGGATGTTGACGAGTTGGTCAAGCATCAAGAACGTATGCCATGGAATGATCTGCGAGCTCAAATCAAACGCACTGGTCAACGCAATGCAACATTAATGGCACTAATGCCTGCAGAGACGAGTGCGCAGATCAGTAACGCTACTAATGGTATCGAACCACCACGTAGTTTTGTAAGCATTAAAGGGTCAAAACATGGCCAATTGAAGCAGGTTGTGCCTGAATATAGGCGGTTAAAGAACCGTTACGAACTACTGTGGGATCAGACTACCCCAGAGGGTTATATTAAGTTATGCAGTGTATTACAAAAGTATATTGACCAAGGTATTAGTGTAAATACATCTTACAATCCGCAACACTATGAGGATGAGAAAATTCCAATGTCATCAATGTTGCAACACTTGTTGATGTGTTACAAGTATGGATTGAAGCAGTTGTATTACTTTAATACATACGACGGGCAAGGTGAGTACATAGTAGAAGCATCGGGAGAAACAAAACAGCAAGAACTTGAGATATTAGATGATCAAGACGATTGCGAAAGTTGTGTAATTTAAGAGAGAAACCATGAGCGTATTTAATACTAAAAATAATAAAGATCATACCAAGTCACTTGCGTTTCTAGACGAAGCAGGGACTCCGGCAATACAGAGATTTGACACACTAAAGTATCGTCAATTTGACAAGTTAACAGACAAGCAGTTGGGTTTCTTTTGGAGACCTGAGGAAGTTGACGTATTGCGTGATGCAAAAGACTTTAAGGAACTTACTGAGTACGAAAAGCATATCTTTACCAGTAACCTTAAAAGACAAATACTATTGGACAGTGTACAAGGACGCTCACCTAATCTAGCATTTTTGCCTATCGCCACCATCCCAGAGTTGGAAACTTGGATTGAGACCTGGGCATTTAACGAAACAATACACAGTCGTAGTTATACACATATTATTCGTAATGTGTACAGCGATCCAAGCACTGTGTTTGATGGACTACGTGATATCAAAGAGATAGTTGATTGTGCTAAAGACATCAGTCACTACTATGATGACTTGATTGAAAGTGTGCAGTACTACAACTTACTTGGTGTAGGCAAGCATAAGGTCAATGGAAAAGAAGTTGTGGTTGACCGTTATGAACTAAAACGTAAACTATGGTTATGCTTGAACAGTGTGAATGCACTAGAAGGTATACGTTTTTACGTATCGTTTGCTTGCAGTTGGGCATTTGCTGAACTCAAGAAGATGGAAGGCAATGCTAAAATTATCAAACTGATTGCACGTGATGAAAACGTACACTTGGGCAGTACACAAACACTGCTTAAAATATTGCCACAAGACGACAAAGATTTTGTTAAACTACGTGAAGAAACCAAAGAAGAATGTGAAAAGATGTTCCTCAATGCCGCCAAGCAGGAAAAAGACTGGGCAGAGTATTTGTTCAAGGACGGTAGCATGATTGGACTAAACACAGAACTACTGTGTCAGTATATTGATTGGTTGACCTGTAAGCGTATGACAGCAGTAGGACTTAGTTGTGGTATTAAAACAGGTAGTAATCCGTTGCCGTGGACACAAAAGTGGATTGCTGGCGGAGAAGTACAAGTGGCACCACAAGAAACAGAAATAAGCAGTTATGTGATCGGTGGGACCAAACAGGACGTAGACTCAGACACGTTTAACGGATTCACCTTGTAATGAATTTTGATTTTAGTAAAATAGCCGGCTATTTGATTCCTGTACTCCTGAGTCTTATAGTGTGGCTGTTTACAACTATCAACGAACAAGAAGAAAAACTAGCAATACTAGAATACAAGATGATGCTATTGGTTACACCAGATGGTAAAATTGTGCCCAGTGGCGGTAGTGCTAGAGTTAAAGCAGAGATCAACAAAGAAATACATCAACTTGACAAAAGAATTACAATACTAGAAACAAAAGAGAACAAATGATAACAGTATATTCAAAAAACAATTGTCCTTTTTGCACAAAGGCCAAAGCACTATTCGAAATCAAAGGTATAAAGTACACCGAAATAAACATCGAACAAGATGCGGATGCAAGGAAACGCATCATTGATGCTGGTTTGCGTACAGTCCCTCAAATTTACATCAACGAAGAACTGCTACCTGGGGGATATAATGGGTTAGCAAGTCAAACAACTGAATTTTTCAATAACCTCAAGGAGGGTTAAAACATGTTAGTACAAAATAGTAAATGGGAAGGACAAATCTGCGCACTAAAACTAATCACTGGTGAAGAGATAGTTGCAAAGATTGCAAGTGAAACAACAGATCAATACAATGTTGAGAGAGCATGCAATGTAGTACCTGGTCAGCAAGGCGTAGGATTAATTCAAGCGTTGTTTACAGCAGATCCACATACCAGTGCGTCTATTCAAAAAAATCATGTTGTCATGATTGCTGAGTGTATTGATCAAATCAAAACACACTACATCAAGACCACAACAGGTTTGGAAATAGTTAAGTCTTAACTAGC